TTAAAAGAGGTTGAATCGGATACAACTAAATCAAGGTTAAAAACGCTACAACTGTTACCTGATAAGCTTTTTAGTATACAACCTGCTGAAAATAATGCTAAAGTAATTAATGGAATTGTAGCTACTAGACTAATTAAATATTATGCTTATGAGAGTAAATATTCTAATAAAACTGCTAAATATAGTTTAGATAAATTCTTAGAATTAGGATTTAATAATTGGGTAAAAGCAGTTACAGGATTTGAAAATGTATCTGTTAATAACGATGATTTAATTAGTAAATTATATTTTGAGTTTATTGAATTAAAAGAAGAAACTAAAGAATTAAGAAAATTAAAAGCTAAAACTACAACTAGTTATTTAGGTTTAGATAAGCTTATAACAGATTTAATTAAAGAAGAAGATGATCTATTACCTCCAAATAATACCTCAGTATTAAAACGTAAATATACTTTAACGGAATGGCTAAGAGAAGAAAAAGGAATCTTAGATATATCTCCATCATTTAGAAGTAGATTAGCTATTATGGTTAGTCAAAATTATAAAACATTAAAAAATAATGATCCTGAAAAAGAAAGTAGAAAACATAAAGACGGAAGAATAAATAATGGTGTACAAGTTTATGCTATAGAAGATTTACCTATTTTAGAATGGTCGTTTAATAGAGTATTTCAAAAAATATAATTATCTAATTGAATTAAATATTATGCGTACTAATAGATATTCAGATCATTCAATTACGTTTATGTTTACTAGACATAATGGACAACTAGAAATTACATTATACTTCCCACAAATTAGATTAACCACTAAAGAAATTACTATTAATTTAAATACTTTATTTAGTATATGTATGTATAAAGAATGGAAGTGTTTTAACTTAGTAATATTAGGTTTTGGTATTTCATTAGATCTAGAAATTGAACATAAATATTAGATAATATTAAATAGTAAATTCAACTTTTATTTTGAAACAGAAATAACAAAGAAAAATTCAGTGTTTAGTAATTATGTTTATTTAACAACATAATTAATGTGTAAAAATTATATAGAAATAAAAGTATAAAATATGAAACCTATTGAAAATTTCCGTGATCATCCTTATTTAAAATATGATGATAAAAGAGCAGTATTTATAATTAAATATTCAAGAAGATCAGAAATGTATTTATACACTAAAAAAGAGGTTAAAAGAATACTACCTTTAAAAATAGATTACTCAAATATTGGAGAACCTTATAAAGAAATGGTAAGACTTACATTCTTAAATGAAGAGAAAGAAGATTGGATAGATATTGACTCTGATGATTTACAGGATTTATTAAACCTATTAAAAGTTATTGAAGTAAAGTTATCTATACCTAATACATTACTTCATCTGCTACCTCGTAATATTAAGGATACTGAGCATTAGGATCAGCATTAGGATCACTCATAGCCTCATTAGGATCTTGTTGTCCTTGCATCTGCATTTGTTGCATTCTTATTTGCTCTTGTATAGCAGTGTCTTTATCCTCTTGAGTTAACGGGGGAAGTTTTAGTATATCTTCCATTCTATTCTGAACCCGTTTATCTTGAGGATTAAGTATTCCCATACTTACCGCAGTCATCATATTACCAAATACCTGCATTTCAATTTGAGGGTCTGTTTGAACATCAACAGCAAAATTACCAAAATCTTTATGTTCTTGAAAATTCTCAATTAATATAGGTTTAATTGCTTTTAAAATTAATTGTCTTTGTATTGTTTCAACAATAGTATTAATATTAGAATCTAATAAATTAGTTTGTTTAGTAATAGCAGTTGCAATACCCATATTAGGCATCGCTTGAGGATTGTCTAATAACAATCTAGGTACTCCAAAACTCATTAATATTGCAGAATCATAATATTGTAATGCAGTATTAAATAGTTGACTACCATCATTTACTTGAAAATTAACTAACTCATCATCTTTACCTAATAACAGAAACTTATTAACTGCCAAATTCTGCATTTGTTCAACAACAGCTTGACCAGTATCTACTACTATTTCTCTACCATTTTTAGTTTTAGGATTACCTTGTTCATCAAATAGTTTTACTTTACCTGGATTTAATTTAAACACTGGAATACCTGTTGAATAAGTACCACTACTTACTAAAAGATCTTGTAGAGTTACCATCTTAGATTTAATAAACGGTAATGCTATTGCAGCTAATGGTTTACCAAATGGGTCATCTTCATCAGCATAACTATTAAATACATGAATACATTTCCAATATGGTATAAACTTTTTTTTATTATCCATATATACTACTTCTTCAATCCTACCTAATCTACCTTTAAAACTAATATTATCTCGTTTTAATACATCAACTGATTTAAGTATTAAGCGACGTTTATAATTAACAAATTCTAGTTCAGCAACACTAAATCCATAAGGTAAACAACCCGCTAATTGTGCAATTGTCCTATCCAATGGAGTACTAAGATTATTTAACATATCTCTTACAAAATCTTGTATTTCAGAATTTGCATGATTATATTTATTAAATAAATTAGCAGCACGTAATGACAATATATTTATACATTGTGTCGCAGTATTATCTTTATGTAAATATCTTTTATATTCTTCAATACTGTGTAAAGATAGATTACTTATTTCACTGATTGCAGTATTTTGTAATCTTGATATTGTATTGGCAATCTTTCCTGGTACTAATTTACTCATAAATATTTATTGTATGTTTATTTAATTTTACTTTATCTAATAACAGACATAATGATATTGTAAAGTAAAGTAAGACATTACATATAATTATCTGTTTAAATAACTAATTATGCATAAACAACTATTTAACAATTTAATATTAAAATATAGTATTGAACGGTTAGGTATGCATACTATTTATAAATTATTTGCACAAAAACCAATGTTAATTAATGGACTATTGTATTACAATTTAATTACTAAAGAACAATCATTAGATAAAAAATTAACAGATGAAATTTACAATGATTTTCAACCATATTGGTTAGAAATTAAAAATAAAGTATAAACATAAATAGACACTCATAATACTTATCTAATCACACAATATAAAACATGGAAGATAATTATGTAATTGAACGAATTATTTCAATACTAAACAACGAAAAACAATCATTATTGGTAGGAAATATAAGTAATCCAAAACCAGGTGTATGTAATGTAAACACTGATTATGGAATTAAATCAGCTATTAATATTAATGCAACATATCCAGGTGAAGTATTAGTAGTATGGGATAGAGAAAAAGAACAATATTATTGTTTTACCACTAAACCCAGTAATGTAATAAATAATAGACAAATATCTTATAGAAAATATAGAACTATGAAAAAGAAAGAACAAACAGAGCGTTACGTTATATTAGGAGTTTCTCCAGGTCTTCTTTACACTCAAGGTACTGAAAACCACATTAGTTATTTCGAGAGACTAGATAGAGTAGAACAATCTAATATATTTTATGAAAAAATATTTAGAAAATTAGATCCTAAAATAAAAAATTTATATGTAACTACAGGTGTACCCAAACTTAATAGTCCTTATCTTTGGTTTTTTGATTGGGTAATAGGAGATCATGTTAGATCTGTTCTAAGTACCTCTCCCTATAGAACACCTTTTCTTCAAAATACTCCATATGATTCACATTTAAGATATTTACAAGAACAAGGTATTAATATTATACAAGTAGACGATACAGAATTACATAAAGTAAAAGGAACCTTATGGGTGCAAGGGTTAGATGTTCCTGAACTTGAACAAGAAAACTCAACTTTTACGTCAGAACAAGAAAGAGCAATAAGAAAAATAGCAAAATCTTATGGGGTATTGTTTGAGTGTTTTCGAGGTTCTGTTAATCATTTTATTTTTTCTTATACAACACCTATGCTCCAATTATGTTTAGATACTTTTTATAATCCTTATACTGAACCTAGTCTAGATATAGTAGTAGGAGAACAAATTAGAACGTATAGTTATAGCAATTTACCTGATTATTTAGACATTCAACTTAATGCCGCAGCATCACCACTATTTAATATGAATGCAATACCTAACGAAAACATATTATCTTATTCGTTAGAAGCAGATGCGGTGACTGGAGAAATAACTACAAATATAAAATATGCAAGTTCTTTTTATTGGGAAATATAAATTACCATCCAGCTTCAAATGTACAAAAAAGCGTATTTCCATCACAAACACAAGTAACAATATCTCTAGCATTTGCAGCAATACTTAATACTGGAGTAGTTCTAAATCTAAAAGTATTATTAAAAGTTGCAGTACGACTACCTGTGCCATCTTGAATAATATTAAATATATATTTAAATCCCGATACTGTATTACTAGGAGATCCAAAAAATCTATTTCCAGCTAAAGTTACTTTAAATACATTACCTAAACTAAGATTAGTAACAATAGTAGGTGCATCTGTTAAAGTTATCATAGCAGTCCCTAAAGATGCCGTATGTGATTGAACTCTATTTGTAAATGCAAAAATAGATTCGATATTAGTATTAGTTAATAAAGTAGGAATACCTGAATTACTATAAATAGATATTTGAGTTGCATTTTTAACAGGAGCAACAACAGCATTATCTATAACTACACCAGCACCAGCAGTAACAGATCCAGTAGCACCCCTTAAATTACCTACTAAAGCCCAAACAGTAGCACCTGTTTTATTGTAATAATCATTAGTTGTCCTATCAATATAATAATCATCTATACTACCTAAACCTGCGGCAGGAGTACCAAAAGCATTTAGCCAAGTAGTTCCTCTTAAAGTACCTACATAAGCCCAAACATTAGGTAAAGCTGTTTTAATATAAAAGAAACTATTAGCTCTATTTAAATAATGATCACCAACTATTGCCACAGATGTCTCAGGAAAGTTTCCCCCTGCTGTAGGAAGCCCATTAGCAGTTATCCATCTAGTACCTCTAATAGAACCAATGGGAGTCCAAACAGTATCAGTAGTTTTACGGAAAATATCATTACTAACTGTATTTAAAAAATAATCTCCAACACCTGCATCAGCACTTACTGGGTTAATAATCCCATGAAACCATCTGTCACCTTTAATAGCCCCAATATTAGTCCAAACAGTTAACGATGTTTTACGAAAAACAAAGAAACTTGCAGTATTTAAAAAATAATCTCCAATATTACCATCAGCACTTACTGGGTCAATAATTCCACTAAACCATTTATCACCTTTAATCGTGCCAATAGGAGTCCAAATAGTATCTGTAGTTTTAAGAAAAATATTATAATTAACGGTATTTAAGAAATAATCTCCACTATAACCATCACTACTAATAGGATCTACTATTCCATTCATCCAACCATTACCTGATAAATTTCCTAATAATATCCAAACATCAGCAATTTTGTTGTAATAATTTTTAGAAATATTATCAATATAATAGTTTTTGTCATGACCAATTAAATCACTTGGAACTCCCGTACCATTAAGCCAAGTTCCTGTAAAGTTTTGTAATGCTTCTATCAAATTAAAAGTAATTTCAGCAACACATCCGTCTACTTCTTTATGACTAATAGATGTAATTTGATTTCCATCATAAACAAAGCTATACGCAACTCTATAAGTTCCTCCAAATAAATTACCTCCAGCAGTAGTAATTCCGCTAACACTAACTGGATTAAATAAACTAAAATCATTATCTAAATTAGAAGGTAAACTAGTTATTGTACCTGTAATAAAACTAGATACTGTAAATGTTTGATTTACACCAGGAATTACAGCATTAGTAAATTTACGAATAAAAGTGCCATTATCAATATATAAATTAATAAATAAAGGATTAAATATCCCTTTATTGTTAGCAGCAATTACATCTGGATAATCAGCTCTAATAGTTCCAACACCTTCTGTAGTGCATGGATAAATAACCGTGATAGATAGAGATGTATTTGCAGTCGCAACAATGTTAGAAGACCATGCAGAGGGATTAGATTCACCAGCAATAGTTTTTACTAAAGCACGTTGAACAGAATCTGAAGGTAATGAAGTAGCTGTATAAACATTACCTAATTTATTAATAGCAATAATGTTAGTAGTGTTAGGAACTAAAGCAGTAACAATACTTTCATTTTGTACTGGAAAACTAAAATTTTTAATTAATCCCGCCCCTTTTAAAGCAGTCGCAGTTAAACCTAAATTAGGTACAATACGTCGTCTATCGGCATCTTTAAATATTAAATCACCTAAAATAACACCTGCCGGATTATAAATAGATGCACTTGCAGTAAATTCTGGATAAATACTAATAAAACTTCCATTAACAATATAATCTTCTATTTCAGTAGATTGAAAATTACAGTTAATTTCTAATATGTAAGCTTCGTTAA